GGCACGCGGGCTTCTGATTTTCTGGATTGGATGACGCGGCGCCAGATGGTAAACAATCTTCCGAGCAATGCGGAAGACTTGGAAAGGATCCAAAAGGCGTGTTGCGCTGTCGCGGATGCTTTTTACCAGATTGACAAAATAAAAGCGGCCGAGGCATCCGGCGGGGCTTCCGTTGGCGTTGAGGGGATATCCGGGCAGATTAAAAGCCTGTCATCCGGCGGGGAGTCCATCAGCTTCGAAGCGTCGGCGGTATCGCGTGCGGTAACCGGGGGAGAGACGGCCATAAACGGGTACTTGTACGATGTGGCAAAACCTTACCTTTCCCTAGTCGCGGATGACAGCGGCCGCTATTACCTGTATTGGGGGCTGTAATGGCTGGACTTGGATACAACAACGCGGTTGTGGTCTATAACCAAACCGGGGGCCGTGTCGGGTCATCGCTGACATGGTACGGCGTGCGCATGGATCGTGTGCGCGTCGAATATCACGAAGCCGTTTCGGTGTCGGCACAGGGGCGGCGCGCCGAAAATGCGTGCATGGCCAAAATTTACGATGCCGATTTGCCGTTACCGTATGTTGCACCGGTCCAGTGGCACGCGGCCGAGAGTAAAGGGGATGTCCTCACCTTTGAGAGCGGCAAAACCTTTTTTGTCATCGTTGACAAGGATGATATAGCCGCAAGCCTGACAGCGCCAGAAGGCGAAATCTTGGATAACGCCTACACCGGCGGCCTGATTGCGTGGCTTTCCACTCATTACGGCCGGGTGTACGAGGTGAACACGGTAGACCACTACTCCCTGTTGCCTCACTGGCAGCTAGGGGGGAAGTGATATGCCGGAATACAGACTTAGCATAAGGGGACCGGGACTCACAGCCAACATAGACCTTGGCCGTGCTGTCAAAAATCTGGAACTTGCGCAGAGGTGGTTAACCGCACAGGTTGCGGGAGACTGCATGGAGTACGTGCCCTTCCGCAACGGCGGCGGTGGCCTTCGAGGCAGCATAACATACCCGAAGGGCCTAGAGGGGGGCGTGATCGAGTGGAACACGCCATACGCGCATTACCTGTATGTTGGAGAGGTATATGTAAACCCAAAGTACAAGCGCGCCGGATGGCAAGACAACTACGGTGTATGGCATGGGTACAAGGGGCCGAAAGTCCCGAGCGGCCGTGCTATCGAGTATCACACGCCGGGAACCGGGGACCATTGGTACGAGAGGGCCAAGGCCGCGCACCTTGGGGACTGGGTGAACGGCGTTAAAAGGATAGTAGGTGCACAATGACAATAGAAGACCTTCCCGCGCTCGATTGCGAAGAGCAAGAGGCCATGTCCAGGGCGGTAACGCTCATGATACAGGATTGCCCCTTTATGGATGGAATAGAGGCTATATACGAGGATGCCGGGCTTAACGCTGTTGGCATCTTCCCCATGGCTGGAACCGTTTACTTGAAGCGGTATGTTTCCGGGATGTTCGTAGGGCGCTATAACTTTTATCTTCTCTATCGTGTACGCCCCGCGGACGATGAGACAAAGATAGCCGAGGAAAACCGGCTTGACGCTTTGGCGGCATTCCTTGAGGGAAAGCCGGTTGCCTTCGGTGGTGAGCCGTACCAGCTACAGGGGCGGCCGGTACTTACAGACGGGCGGAAGATCACATCTATTCAGCGCGTAAACAATGCATACCTTCTCGGTATTCTGGAAGATGGCAGCATGGATTTTCGCGTGGATATACAAATCGAGTACACAAAGAAAGGAACCACATAGCATGAAAAGACACCAGCTCATGCACTACGTTGATACGTCCATGATGACGGAAGAGACGTATGTTTTGCTTGGTGACGGCATCGCCTCCCTTACCGAGAATTTCAACGCGGATACCGAAACCAAGCAGTGGATTAACCAGGAAAACGGCACGACCAACGTAAAGAGCTACACGCCCTCTATTGAGGTCGAGCGCGAAGACTGCATTGATGATGACTGCCGGACGTGGATTAAGGGGCTCATTGATGACCTTCCGACCGGTCAGGCAGCCAGGACTTATGTTCTGCGCGTCGACGCATCCGCGGAGCCGGTCGGCGGTGCATATCCGGCCGTGCGTCGTATCTTCGCCGTTTCCGTTGGATCCACCGGCGGCGATGCCGGAACCGACGTTGTCGATTCTATCACCCTTGGCGGCTGCGGGGATGCTGTAAAAGGCACCTTCAACCCGACCACCAAGGTATTTACACCGGCTGCATAATGATGCGCCAATGTAAGGCACTATAAGCCAATGTAAGCGGCTCCTACCAAGGGGCCGCTTTTTTGCTAGGAGGAAGTATGGCAGACGCTTTTGGACGAATCAAAATCGACAGCGGCATCAAAAAGATTGTCGTTAACGATGACGGGGATTACATCGCGCTTAATGTGGCCGATACGGCCTTTTATTCCCGCTTTGCGGCCATGGTCGATTGGATGGAAATCGAAATGGCCCACGCAAAGGAGATCGGGGACAAGCTGGAAAGCGCCAAGGATATCCACGAGAAGACCGCGGCGATTCTGGAAATGACCAAGATTTATGAAGAGTGCGGCCGACAGGTAGACGCCTTCTTTGGGCCTGATACCTGCGCAAAGGTTTTCGGCGGTGTTACAGCGCCGGATGCCCTTTTGCTTGGCGAGTTCTTTGAGCAAATCACGCCCATTGTGGAAGAGGCGGTGCGAGAGCGCGGCGAGGCGATCAACAGCAAGTACAACCGCAACCGCAAGGGGGCATGATTAACGTCATTCTCGACCCGCTCCCGGTATCCTTCCGGGGATATCCGATAAACACGGACTTTCGGGTAGGCATTCAAATTAGCCAATGCCTGGAAGATGCGCACTTATCGGAGGGCGAGCGCATGGGCATAGCCGCGAATCTGCTTTTTGGATATGACGGCATGACAGACATACCAGAGCCGGAAGTGATAGCCGAGGGCGTCCAATGGTTTTTAAGCGGTTGGTACACGGACAGGGCGCCGGAAGAGCGAAAGAAGAAAAGCATTCCGATATGCGATTTTGACGTTGACCAATGGCGGCTGTATAGCGCCTTCCTCGCGCAGTACCGCATAGACCTTAGCACGGCCAAGATGCACTACTGGGCGTTTATGGGCCTTCTGTCAACGCTGAATGAATGCGCTTTTACGCGGGTGCTTGACCTACGCACACAAAAGCCATGGCGCGGCATGACGCCGGAACAGCGGGAAGCATTCAAACGGCAGAAGCACCAATACGCCCTCGTGATCGAGGACGAAGAGACAGAGGAAGAGCGGGAAGAGCGAGAACGACAGGTAGAAGCCTTCTTGGCAAACGCAAAGATTAACAGGGTAAAGGGATAGTTATGGCAGCGGACGGGCGCGTAGAAATCGAAGCCGTAATCGTCACCGGGCGATTAAAGGCAGAACTGAAAGATTTACAGGACCAATTAGACGCGCTATCGACTCATGCGGCAGAGACGGAAGAAGCGCTACGGAAGACGGCAGACCCGAAGGCGTTTAAGGCCCTGGAAAAAGAGAACGAGAAAACGGCGGCGGAAATCATCCGCATTTCCGACAGGATCCGAAAGAAGCAAGAAGAAGTCGAGCGGTCGGAGATTAGGGAGGCGGAACAGGCCGCGCGAAAGGTAGCGCAAGCCGAGAGGGCAAAACAGGCCGAGAAGAGGGCCGGGCTACAGCTGGACCGGGCACAGAACGCTTTAGACACTCAGCTTTCGAAAAACGCCATTGACGTAGAGCGCCGGAAGGGCGCGGCGGCAGCTGATGAGGAAAAGCGGAAGCAAGATGCGATCCGCAAGACCATCCAGGTAGAAAGAGAGCGGGCCAACTTCGAAGCCCAGCTTGAAAAGAACCGCATAAATCTCGAAATGCTGTCGACCAGACAGCGGGCAGCCGAAGAGCGGGAGAACGAAAGGGCACGACAGGACGGCATAACCCGCGCACAAAATGCGCTGAAGGGCCTAAGCAGCGCTGCACAGAAAGCCGCCAAGGTGGCGTTGAGCGGTGCGCAGAAGGCCTTTTCGATCATTCAAGCATCGGTTCATAAGCTCGGCAGCGCCATTAGTGCGATTGGCAGCAGGTTCCTTTCTGCCTTTCAGCGATCCGGGACCGGTGCGGCGGGCGTTTTGGAGCGCCTGGGGACGCTGGCCAAACAGGTCTTTATTTTCAACATCATTTCTAAAGGCTTCCGGGAGATCACAAGCGAAATAGGGACCGCCTTTAGCTCGTACCTATCCTATAACACGGCCATGGCGGCGTCGGTCAACGAGTTAAAAATGGCCCTGTCCAACGTGGCGGGGGCCATCGTCTCGGCCTTTGCACCGCTTGCTAATCAGGTTATCCCGGTAATCATCCAGTTCGTTAATTGGATTGCGGCGGCCATTAACAGCATTGGCCAGCTTTTCGGAGCGGTCCGCGGTGCGACGTCCTATAAAAAGCTCGTTGCCAACAACAAGGAAGCGGCGAAGGCACTAAAGAAGACCGGGGACGCAGCCAAGCAGACGAAGCAGAATCTAGCGGCGTTTGATGATTTGGACGTACTCAGCAAGGACAGCAACTCGGGCGCCGGAAGCGGTGCCGGGGCCGCGGGGGACGTTCCGGCATTTTCAGAAGTGGAAGTG